CCGCGACGTAGAGCCGCCGGAAGATGATATATAAAAGTTGGTACAAACCCATTTTGTACAAGTTGTACCACGCTCAAAACAGTTGGTACACATGGTACAATTAAAAGGTACATGAATTTTGGAGTTGTACCACACTTTTATATATACAAATATCTATAATACAATACTATAATACTATATTGGTACAAATGTACATAAATTATATAAAATAAGTAAAAAAGGGTATTTATAGAGCATTTTAGTATAGAATGCACCATAAAAGGCCATTTTAGGGTTTTATAGAATTTAGTTGTACCAACCACCACGAAGCGCAGATATGAAACAGGCAGACAGACACACGGAGCAGGCACAGGCAAGCGAGCGCAAGGGCATCAACCTAAAGTTGTCGCCTGATGATTACGCACGCTTGGAGAGAGCAAAGGACAAAGGCGGTTTCAGGTCAGTATATGAAATTGCAAAGTTGGCCGTTGTTTCCTTCCTCAATCATGTTGACAGAGCCGAACGCCGCAAAGAAGATGATCTACCGAAGGACATCGGGGAAGAAATAGAACTCATGTTCAGGGACTACGCCGAGGCAGAGCAGCCGCAAGACGTTGCCAGATACAAGCGAACGCCGAAGCCTTCCTTTGAGCCATAAGGGATTTTTTCAGGGCGAAAAATCGAACCCGGGGGAGGTCATTTTTTCAAAGGGCGTGCAGGCCCCTAAACCTCACGCCCAACTTTCTACACACGCGAGCAGTTTCAAAACCCGTTGGGGGATTTTGGAAAATGGCCGAGGCCCCCGACATTTGCGACAATCGCGCGTAGAGAACACCCCCAGAGCAGTATTAACAATAAAACAATTATCACAATGGGAGCAGGAAAAAGCACAATTTCGATCACCTTCAAATTGGACGGTGACGCAAAAGGCTTCAGAGACCTTGCTAAAGATGCCGACGGTTTGCGCAGTGCCATGCAAGCGACAGTAGTACAGGCCGAGCAACTACAGGCCCGTATTATCAATTTTGCGGCATTGACCGCAGGCATTGACCAGGTGCAAAAGGCATTCACGGCACTTGGAGCCACGGCAAAGGATTTGAGCAGCGCCTACGAGGCACAGGAAACGGTAGAACGCAAACTTGAAAACTCCATGCGCAACACCATGGACGCGACAGCCGAGGACATTCAGGCAATTAAAGACCTTTGTTCGGCACAGCAGGAGTTGGGCGTTGTCGGTGACGAAGTACAGTTGGCAGGCGCACAGGAAATGGCCACGTACCTACAGGAGAAGCGCAGCCTTGAAACGCTGATCCCGGTAATGAACGATATGTTGGCGCAGCAGTACGGACTTAACGCCACCCAGGAGAACGCCGCGCAAATCGCTTCAATGCTTGGTAAGGTCATGAACGGCCAGATTGGCGCACTGTCCCGTTATGGCTATACGTTTGACGAAGCGCAAGCCGAAATACTTAAGTTCGGCACGGAGTCAGAACGCGCAGCGGTATTGGCTGACGTAGTAGGCCAGAGCGTCGGAGGCATGAACGCAGCACTTGCAAAGACCGACACCGGCAAAATGAAACAGTTGGATAACACCATTGGCGACATCAAAGAGCAACTTGGAAAGATGATCCAACCGGCGCAAAACTTCCTGATCATGGGAGTAAACGCCACCAACGCCGCCGGAAACGTCGTCAAGTTGTCCCAGGGTATCGGCACGGCATCGAAGGCCGTAGGCACATGGATAGCCGGAGTTAAGGCAAGCGCAATGGCCATGAAGGGCGCAACGGTACAGGCCACCGCTTTGAACGTCGCAACGCGTGCCATTCCGTTTATTGGCATTGCCACCGCTATAACCGCAGTTGTCGGCATTCTGTCAACGTTGAATGATAAGGCCGAGGAAACGACAGTTGCAGCCGAGGAATTGAAGCAGGCCACGGACGCATACACCGACGCAGCGGCCAAAGCAAAAACCGCCATTGACAACGAGGCAAAGAAACTTGGAACGCTGATCCGAGAGCACAAGGACACCGCCCAGGCCGTTGCACAGTTGAACCGCGAATATGGCAACGCATTTGGTCAGCACAAGACCGCCGCAGATTGGTACGACGTATTGACCAACAAAAGCCGTGCCTACGTCAAGCAGTTGGGATATGAGGCACAGGCCAAATTGCTTGCATCGAAGATTGCAGCAAAGGACATTGAGCGAGAGCAGGGCAGGAACCAGGCCGAGGATATGCGCCGCAACGGAACCGCCACACACAGCGTTAAGCGTTTGCGCAACGTGTACCAGGGCAGCACCGGCCAGAAAACGCTCAAATTTGTGGACGTTGAGGAAAACACCGAAGCCTATCAAAATGTAATCGACGCAAACGCACAGTTAGACCGAGAGATTGAGGCCCTACAGGATCAACTGGGTATTGCCCAAACGCGCATGGAGGAATGCGCCAGGGAAATGCAGACGGTGACAGATGCAGCGGAACCCGTCAAAGTGTACGCAATGACTTGGCAAGAGGTAAGCGACGCAATGGCCGAAACTGAAAAGCAGTTAAAGAACACCACCGACCCAAAGCAGATTGCAACTCTGAAAGCGTACAACGCGCAGTTGAAGGCACGCAAGGCCATTCTTGAAGAACAGTTAGGATTGGGCAGCGGCCACCAGACGACACCAGGCAAGCCAACAAAGGACGCAACGCCACAGTTGCCCGAAAAGTTGGATAACGTCAAGGCATACGGCGAGGCCATCAACTATTGGCGCAAGATGCAGGAAACGGCCAACCGCGAGGAATACGCAGCCATTCAAAAAACTATTGAAGCATTGGAGGCCGAACGCGACGCATTCACAGGCGTACAGCGTGCAAGCAAGCAGGAAGCCGAGGAATACAAACCCAAAGGCATCGAGAAGTTGCACACCATCAAGGAACTTGAAGCCGAGATTGCATATTACAGCGACCTACAGGGCAAGCAGAGCGCCGACGAGATACAGGCGACACAACGAACCATTGAAGCGCTACAGGCCAAAAAGAAGGCCCTACAAATCGGTATCGAGTTGCCCCGTATGCAAGTGGAGGCCGACGAAATCAACGCATTATCTGGGCGTGACTTCAAAATACAAGTCAAGGGCATAGGCTTTGAGGAACTGACCGACAGGATCAAGAAATTGCAGGCGCAACTTAATGACCTCAATAACCCCGTAACCGATGCACAGCGGAAGGATATTGAAAGTCTGATTGCAACATACGAAAGTTGGAGAGGTACGCTTGCAAATTCGTTTGACACCTTCAAAAGCGGTTGGGACGGCGTTAAAGGCATTGGCAGCAGTATTGAGAGCATTACAGAAGCCGTTGAGGGCGACGGCAACGCATGGCAGAAAACCACGGCCATTATTGACGGTTTCATACAACTTTATGAGGGCATTCAAACCATTGTGGGAATTGTAAACCTTCTGTCAGCAGCGACCACGGCACACGCCACAGCAAAGGCCACAGAGGCCGCAGCAGTGACAGCAGAGGCCACGGCCGAGGGCGTGAACGCCGGAGTTTCGGAAGTTGCAGCAGCGGCCGAAATTCCCGTCATTGCCGCAAACAAGTTGGCCACGGCCTCATACATGGAACTTGCAGCAGCCGAGTACATGGCCGCGCACGCCTACATTCCATTTGCCGGTTTCGGCATTGCCGCAGGATTCACCACGGCAGCGGCCGCAATGGTGGAGGCAATAGGCGCAATGCCATTTGCGAATGGTGGCGTAATCTACGGCCCTACGTTGGGCCTCATGGGCGAGTATGCAGGCGCAAGCCACAACCCGGAAGTTGTCGCACCACTCAATAAGTTGCAAGACCTGATCGGGGAGCCTGGGACTTTTGGCGGGAAAGTACGATTTGAGATTGAAGGCCGCACGTTGGTTGGTATTCTTCACAAAGAAGATAGCGTAAGGCGTAGAACCTAAAACGTTGGATCATGGCAGAGCAAAAGACCAGAATTAAACCAAACGCGCTTTATAGTTCATGGAGCGCCGCCGCGTTGCTTGGAATAACACGGCAAGAGATAGACAACGCGCCAATCAAGCCACTACAGGGAAGAAACGGCCAATATCTGGGCCGCGACTTGCTGCAATGGTGGCGCAGTATTAAACGCTAAAAATTGCGATCATGGTAACAGTTAGACCAGACATTGACCCCGAACGGCTGTTTTTCTCAACCGAAGCCGCCGAGATTCTGGGAGTATGCAGGCGCACAGTAATAAACAAAATACCTGGGCGTAAAACCAGAATTGGCAACCGCCACTATTACAAGGGCCAGGCGTTGCTCGATTATTGGGACGCGCATTTCAGCGAACCAGAGGATAACACGGGCATTGAGCAGGAACGCGAGAAGGTAAAACGCGAAAACGAGGAATGGCAGCGCAAGAAAAAAGAACTTGGTTGGTCTTAAATGGGTACCCAAAACCGAGTTTTGCGCGTAATATAGATTCCGGGCTTTTTTGGTTTGTCCACGTCTTCATGGTGGCTACCGGTTGAAGGCTTGCTTTTGGCCGGTAGCATTTTTAATGAAAACAGAAAATGGGATTTTTAGATAGATTATTCAAGAAACGAGATATTGGCGGAACGCTGATCACTGAAATAGGCACAGGCCAGAACTACAGGCCTAATACTGTCAGTGTGGGCAACGAGCATCAAGCGACACGCGTAGCGGCCGCGTACCGTTGCGTAGATATTCTGTCAGCAGGCGTTGCGGTTTTGCCATTCAAGAAAAAGCGCCTCAACCGCGCAGAGGGTTATTTCGTCGAGGACACGACCGCCGGCGACATGACAAACTATCTGTTGAGCGTAAGGCCCAACGCACACATGACCGCGTTTGAACTCATGCGCAACGCTATTGCCCAAATGGTACTGTTGGGAAACGCCTACATTGTGCCACAGTACGGCAGTGACGGACGTTTGCAGGAACTGACCCTTTGCACACCTCACAGCGTAGGACACGACACAATACAGGACGTGTATTCAGTTAACGACCCCGTTAACGGCATTTTCGGCACGTTCACCGCTGATCAAATTATCCATTTGCGGAACTTCTCACTTGACGGAGGACGGAGCGGAATTTCTACAGTCAGTTACGCCGCAAACGCTTTAGGCATTCAGGCGACAGCAGACCACGAAACGAAAGGTTTGTTTGCTACAGGTGGACGCTTGAAAGGCATCATTGGAAACAACAAAGGCATTGCAGGTTTTGGAGAGTACCAGGACGCAGAATTACAGAGGTTGGCCAAAGGTTTTCAGGGCGAATTTGAAGCAGGAAAGGACATCTTTTCATTGCCAGGTGACGTACAGTTCACCCCAATTTCAATGACGGCTGTAGATATGCAGTTGTTGGAACACAAGAAATTTGGCATTGTCGAGATTTGCCGCTTTTTCGGAGTTCACCCAGACAAGGTTTTTGCGCAGCAGAGCAACAACTACAAGGCAAGCGAAATGAGCCAGGTTTCGTTTTTGACTGATACGCTTAACCCGATTTTGCGCAAGATCGAAAACGAGTTCCACGCAAAGTTGGTGCCACAGGGCGTTGCATCTGACTACAAGTTTGAGTTTGACACGTCAACCATTTACACGACCGACCTAACAACCGAGGCCGCGTATATGGAAAAGACCATCAACACGGGCGTTATGACCATCAACGAATGGCGACGTAAGAAGGGACTAAAGCCAACAGCCGGAGGTGACACAACGCTTGTATCATGCAACGTTGCGCCTATCGGTTCGGAAAAGATTCAGGGCAGCAGTAAGCCAGAATAGAGATTTTAACACGAAGTATAATTCAAAACAATTTTTACTCATGAAGAAGCAGAAAGTAAATGTTGGAGCATACGTCACACGCCTGAACGAAATTCAGGTACGTATGAACGAGATTACAGACCTTTGCGAGAAGGAGAGCCGCGCACGTTCACAGGCAGAGAACACCGAGTTTGACACCTTGCAGCGTGAAGCCGGCATCATCACCGCACGCATTCAGGCCGCAAACGCAAGCGGCGGTTTCGTCGAAGTAACCGACCGCGAGGCACAGTTTGATACCTTCCTTCGCTCAATGACCGGCGTAACAAAGGGCGTGCTTTTGCGCACTTCTACCTATACCGGCATGGCAACCGGCGACGTTTCAAAGATCGTGCCACTGACCATTGGCGACATTGTTAAGCCATTGGAGGCCGGACTTATCTATAACAAGATCGGTATTCCAGTGCTTACCGGCCTTGCAGGTGACTACTGTTGGCCAGTTGTCGGCAGCGTTGAAGCAAGCATTGAGGACGAGGCCGTAGAACTTGCAGACAGCAAGATTGATATTGACGCACTCAAGCCAAACCCCGTGCGCCTGGGTATCACCCTCAAGATGACCAGCCAGACAGTCAACAAGACCGACGGCGTAGCGCTCCAGATTGTACAGCAGCAGGTGCCACTTGCAGTGCAGCGCCTTATTAACCGTTGTATGTTTGTGACCGCCACCACCGACATGGGTTATAACGCCAAGTTCCACGGCCCATTTATCGGCTGCAAGAACACCATCACATTTGCCGGTGCAGTTCCTACCTATAAGGAGTTGCTCCAGATGAAGGGCAAGGTATATGGCGAGGGCGTAGAGAATGACGGCACAGGCGCATACGTTATGCACCCAGAGATGTACTCCATTCTTGAAGCAACCCCACGTGACGCAGGTTCCGGCCTGATGATCATCGAGGACGGCAAGATTGCAGGCGTTCCCGTATTCCAGACCGCCCACATTAACGGCATTGGTTTTGGTATGTGGGGTATGGAGCCACTTGGCCAGTTCGGAGAGATGCGCTATGTTGTCGATCCATTCACCGGTGCAAGCCAGGACGTGCTTAAGTTCACCCTGAATGCTGATTGGTCAATGAGCAGCCTCCGCACAGAGGCCTTCTGTCTGGGCAAGTTCAAGGCAGAAGCACAGGCCTAAACAATCGAGAGTTATTAACGGAAACCAAGAACATAGTTCCTACGTTTTTATTTGTTTAATCACGGTTAGTTAGATAACCCGAAAGGGTTTTACAAAGTCAACAAAACAGATACAGGAAACGGGACACGCGCATTTATTTTGTTCCGAGCATAGCAAAGTT